TGAACCAAAACCGGCTAGATTACGAGCTCTTGACATTTTATCTACTTTTTAGTTATTTATTCAGAGTCAGCAGGTAGTGGTTCGTTACCTTCTGCTAGCCAGGCAAGATATTCTTGATAGTCGGTGTTCTTTGGAGAACAAGGAATCCAAGAACCATCTGTAGTTCTTAAGACAACAGCTGGATTGATGGCTTGTGAGCGTTGATCGTAAACAAGTTGATAATTCATAGTTCTGATTCGGCAACAACGTGGAAGTAAGATTCATTACATTGATTAACAGCCCCAAGGGATGTAGATATCAGGGTATGATCTTGAGACGGATTGACAACTGCGATATTAACATTGCTCGCATTGGCGCCAGTTCCTTTATAGGTAAAAGCTTTATTTAATGTGCCATCTTTTGCGCTATAAAGCCTTACTGTAGCATTGGCTCTTTTATTAACTTTAAACCGGCAAGATTGTGCACTAATTGTGTCATCACTTGCAATAAAATTAAAAGCCAGAGGTTTGGATGTTGCAAACGGATATACTTCGTCAAAGTCATGACCTTCCCCATACCCAGTTGGATAAGATGTTTCATAGTATCTCTGACACTTAGCTAACTCATCACCATAACTACGATGTTCAAACGGCGTAGCTTTAGTGCCTACTTCTAATTGGACTTGCGCCAAATTTACTTCATACGCGGCTGTGCCTGTATCCGAATTTTTCTGTTGCCAGGCCACTTCTAAGTATGCCGACTCGTTGGTCATTGTTAATCCGCTGATACTAGGAACAGTAAATGTATGAGTGTATTTAACCCAGCTAGCAGTGAGAGTTACTGATTCACTTGCTATGGCAGAAGCACTGGAACCATCAAACCACTTAATGCCAACCTGTAGCCCACTGGTAGGTGAAACACCTTTAGCGTAATAAGAAAGTGTAACGTCATTGTTGATAGCAGGAAACGCATCTTGAGCCTCAATCTTGTAATAGATGCCTGAATTATTATTACCTGTAGTTACACTTGATTTTAAATATTTATTAGCTCCCGGAACATCTGTTTGACCTAAGGTAAAACTTTCTTGCGACATAGTTATTGTGGCACCAGAAAGACCCGAATACCAGCGATCAATACTTCCATACGCAGCAGCTGTTTGGCTAGTGCCTCTCTGCGCCACCTGCATCGCTCCATTAATTATGAGGTTCCTATTACTTAATGCCCCAGTAGCAGGATAGTTGTTACCATTAACCTCAAGAGAACCAGTAATTGATGTGATACCGGCAGAAGTTACACGAAGTCTTTCTGTACCACCAGTTCTTAATACTAGATCTGTAGGAGCATCTAAACCCTGTTGTGCAGTGATAATACCAACGGAATCTATATTAGTTACATCTTCATACGTTAAAGTACCGCCAATGGATACACTACCACTGAAAGTCGATACACCAGTGACTGTTAGTCCTCTAGGACAGTCTGGAGCACCATTGTCAAAGTGATTGACGATTTCATTAACTTGTATTTTTGACATCTCAATACTTTTTAGTTATTTATTCAGAGTCAGCAGGTAGTGGTTCGTTACCTTCTGCTACCCACTCAAGATATTCTTGATAGTCGGTGTTGTCTGGGTCAAACGGGATACACCATGATGGCTGACCATCAACGTTTTTCATGACGCTGATGATGTCGCCATCAAGTTGCCGTAGAAGTCTATAAGTGGTTGTCATAATTAAAGTTCCGAATTGAGTTTTAGAAATGCTCGGGTCTCCCCAGTCTGGTTTGCGGCTTCCAACCAATAAACTGTATTGGCCGGAAGATTACCTGCTCCAGATTTAGCAACTATCATGCTTTCAGGTGAGCCACTCCCATGAGTATTCCAATCACCAGTAAAATTATTAATATTGGTAGCCCGTGTTCTCCAACTTCCGCCCATTGCAAGTGATGGACGAGTCCTCATTGAAGTTACAAAATGAATAGGAACGTAGGCACTATTACCATTACCGTATGACGTGCCTAACCAACCGAAGGAATTATTAGTCCCATTCGGATTTTGAATTTGCCAGTAGTATCTCTGACACTTAGCTAACTCATCACCATAACTACGATGTTCAAACGGCGTGGCTCTAGTTCCTACTTCCAATTGGACGCCGGTAAGGTAAAAAGTTGCACCAGAGTTAGCCATAAAATTAGTCTGATTAGACGTTGTGAACGCATCACCAGAAGTATTCCAAGTGTCGGCAGTACCGTAGCGGTTTGACCCTGCATCAAGGCAAATACCTATGGCTAGGCCTCGTCCGTTTGTTACATCCCAAGTTCCGGAGGTTTCGCCAGTAAATGTTAGTATTTTCTTTTCCCAAGTATTGGCGGAAGTAACAGTAAACTCTTTCGGCTGATATCTAGTTTCAGCAGCGTTTCTAATCCAAGCACCATAAGTTCCAGTTATGCTTGAACGTACCCAAAAACTAAAAGTAACACTTTGTGCATCAGAACTACCCCAATTTAAATGAGCAATTGAATAACCTTCAACTATTTGGTGAGGAGTGACAATAGTACTGTTGACGGCACTTCCAGTCGAGTCAACTTCATATTTAATTGAGTTATAGAAACCACTGGGCGCTTCTGATGATTGAGAAATATTTAAGCCACCTAAATTCTGAAATAAGCCCATCCGGTCTAGCGTTGTATAACCGTTACCTGTATTACCACCAACGCTAGTCTCTCTCTGCGCTATCTGCATCGCTCCATTAATTATGAGGTTCCTGTTACTTAACGCCCCAGCAGTAGGGAAGTTTAAGTCATTAATTGAAGTTACATAAGCTGTTGTAATACCAGCAGTTGTAATACCAGAAATACCATCACCACTAATAGTAACCGAACTCTGACCAACAGTCAGGATGCCAGTAATTCTTGCGTCACCACCAACAACTAGTTCAGTTGTGGCTCCCCCAACAACAGTATTATTAAATGTTGATATACCAGATACAGAAACACCAGAACCAACATGCAACCCATTCGTGGCGGTAGTCACACCCGTCAGCACTGGTCCGTGAGTACCAGTCCTACCTGTAATAGAATTTACATTAATTGCTGACATTGTTAATATCTTTTAATTGTATTTATCAGAGGTCACCCAACTGATATAAGTCAGTTACAAGGGTTTTGCCAAGACCCACAGTGACAGCTACACCAGTTTGAACGATAATTCTTGGCTCTTGAACGACGACATAGGAGTGGTCATTACCCGCATTTGTCGTATCAAGTACGATGTTTTCAGTTACATATGTAGTGGCATTGATATAACTGAATGGACTTTTAGTATTATCTGAATACTTAATAGCAGTACCAACACCAGACGCACCACTTTCAATACTGACATCAACAGTTGTACCATTGACAGTAACAGTATTACCAACACCAATAAAGTTTATGGTTGTGATACCAGTACCAATCTGATTACCACCAGACTGAATACCAACTGCAGAGATAAATCTAGTAGATATACCAGAAACCAGTTCAGTATCACCCTCTACTATTAAATTACCTCCAACAGTGAAATTGCCAGGTGCATCTGTTGGGATGACTGCGTTAAATGCTTTATAAGATATTGCTTCTACTACATCTCCACCTTGAACTGGAGTTGTAAATGTGATATTTGTTCCGTCTGTTCCATTATAATCTTGGCTTGAAATCAGTTTCGCACCGTTTAGATATACTTCAAGATATCCAATTTGATATTTTGTCGCAAAAACAAATGAAGTTTGAACACCCGTAGGGTTGAATACCTGACGAGCAACAATTACTGATGAATCTCCTGGGTTACGACCTAGATACCCGTTATTACCTAACATCAGGCAACTCCTTCTAAAATACTAAGACTTACATCTAATGCGTTTGCAGTATCACAATAGACCCTAATTTCTTCATTAGGTCTTAAAATTGTCTTACCGGCATCACTAATAACAAAAGAACTTCCAGTTGGAACCGGAATGTCATTTGCAATATTCGCAAAAGTGTTTCCAATACCAATCTCAACAAATAGATTTACAGAGTTACCTGTAAGATTTGCAAAAGTACCACCGACAAGAATTGATTTCCCCGATGCAGTATATGCAGTTGTAAGACCCATAAAGGTTATATTCTGATTAGCTGCGATTGAATTATTTGTGGAGGCCTTATCCACAAGAACTGAACCAGCACCAATAGAATATACTTTCGTCGCACCTCTAAAGAACGTGGTATCAACCATATCACCAACGGATATGCCATTAGTAGATATACCACTAATAGTAGTTCCAGCAGCACCAATACTAGCAACTGTCGTTGTTGTCACAATCCCAGCTGATGATGTCAGTTTATTGTTAAATGACTCCGCCATTGTATTAATACTTTTTAGTTATTTATTAAAGTCCACCAAGAGCAATTACCATTGCTAATGAAGGGATAGTGTTATTGTTGACTGTTAGGTTACCTTCAATGTTGGTATCACCCCTAACATCCAAAGTATGGAGTGGATTTGTGGTACCAATTCCAACCATAATGGTGGAACCAGATGACACAACCGTAAATTGTGATGTAGCAGAACCAACGTTTAATTCGGTAACAACATCAAGGTTTTGTGCTGTTAATATACCAGCAAAGACTCCACTACCGTCAGGAAGAACAGTAACACCAATACCAGATGGTCCAGTGGTATAACCAACATTCAACCCAGTCCTGGCAGTTACAAAACCAACAGCGTCTATACTAGCTACATCCTCATAGGTTAAAGTACCACCAATGGTGACATTTCCAGAAAAAATAGCATTACTACCATTGAAAGTGCCACCAACGGACACATCATCACCGAATGTTGCAGTCCCACCAACAATATTAGTCGCATATACAGTACCAACACCCAGAGATTCAGCACCAGTAATGATACCAAGTGTTGAAATACCACTAACAACTAATGTTTCTGCCGAGACATTTGCAGTATTGGCAAGACCAATAATTGTTACTTGGCCTGTTGAGCTACTAACTGAAATATTAGCTCCAGCAACAATAGAAGTGACAATACCGGTTAGTTCAGTACCACTACCATAATATGTCGTAATACCTGCAGATGTTCCAACTGTTGCACCTACACCAGACGACGTAATCTTAAAGTCTGCGAATGAAGATACTCCAGCATTTACATTCAGTTGAGTAACTGAAGCAATACCACCAATAACATTCGTTGCAATACCTGCAAGTGTTACAAATGACTGTTGTGCGACAGTGATTGTGGCGATACCACCATTATTACCACCAGTTGCAGTTACATCAAGTCCTCTAAAATCAAGACCTGAATATGTTATTCCTCCACCAACTACTGCACCTTCGTCAAATAGGAGAAGACCTTCAATAGCACCTGAAGGTGCAGCTGCTAACCATTGTGGAGGTTGACCTGTACCTCTAGAGAAAAGGCCTTGACCAGTAGTTCCATTTTCAAATGCAGATGTTATACCCGGTTGGGCTTGATATAATAGCTGACCTGTCGCTCCACCGTAGATATTAGTTGCATTCGTTGCACTAGTAATACCCGTCAGTCCAGTACCAGCACCAGTAAATGTGGTTGCAGTAAGAGCACCAGATACAAAAGTATCAACTAAATTAGAAGGTCCATTGACAGTAAATGCCGTGCCGACTGTCGCAACACCAGTTATATTAAGATTTCTACCAGTAACCTCATCATATACGAGGTCACCAACAACATTTAAGTCTCCACCAACATATAAATCACCGACAAAAGTACCAATACCAGTAAATGTAGAGAGACCAGTTACGGATAAACTATCCGATACATTCACTGAACCGGCTACATCCAATGCTGATTTTGCACTAGAACTGTTGATACCAACGCGACCAATAACTTCTAACGAAGTTTTGTTGTCACTAAAAGAACTTATACCAATTTTAAAGTTTTTTTGGTCGTTACTAGCGTACTTTGCCATCGTTATTACTGATTAAGTGTCTCTAAGATAGATGAGATGAATTTCACGTCAGTATTGCTACTTGATGATATGACAAGAGAATCTCCAGTTTCAAGAACAAGTTTACCTGCCAAAAGATTTGCAGCATCGTTTGCTGGTACTGGGAAACCTTTTAGAATTTCGGTAGTTACTGCAATACCTGCGGTTGTTCTCTCGTGAGAGAAACTGATAGTTTGTGTGTCACTACCAACGTTGGTGGTTTGTGCTAAAAGGACAATAGCACTATATCCAGTAGGTGCTGTATAGATACCTACCGTATTGAGTCCGACAACACCTGTGATTGTCTGATAATTGTTAAGGGCTAATGCCATTTTATGAATCTCCTCCTAATGCGAGAATATAAGGTGTGATATTGGCAAATAGGCTTCTGTTGTAAGCATCACCAGTAATAGATCCTTCAAGTTGATTAATAATAACTCCTTCACCAATCTTGAAGTTGCCTGCTTGATCGGTAGAAGTAAAGATTACCAAACCACCATTCTTATTTACAATTTCATTCTCTGGGATTGCAATACCACCTCTTTGTGGGAGAGCGGTAAGAGCAGTATTACCAGAACCGATATATTCAAATGCTTGAGATGAAGCAAGTACTCTACTTTGTTTGAAGAATGGAACGGTAGTTCCTACACCAACCGCATAAGGTACATTTTCTGTGAATGTGACTGTAGTGATACCACCAACAACTGGAGTTGCACTACTGACCACATAGTATGTAGGTAAGACATCAGGAGTACCTGTAGCAGACCCAGTAAAGGATACCGTAGGTGTTCCTGTATAACCTCTACCATTAGAAATCATGTCCACAGATGTCACAGAACCACCAGTCAGTCGTGCAACACCAGTTGCCTTGATACCCCATGATTCTGAAGGATCAGAGAAAGTAACTACCGGAGGTGATGTGTAACCAGAACCACCACTTGTAATATTAACACCTTTTATAGTGTTATAAATTTCGTCAAGGTATACAACCTGACCATCATAAGGCAATGATGTAAATGTTTCTACTTGACCACCAGAAGAATATGTATGTGCTAAGGTTGATACTCCAACATAGGCTCTAAACTGATTTGTTGCTGGAACAGAATCGACAGTAAAGATACTACCAAATGCACCACTTGGGAATGGTGCAAATGTACTGATACTTACATTACCACCAGTTTGATAGTTATGAACAATTGTCGAAGGACCTACATTAACCTCAAACTCTCTTGCTGAGTTAATACCGACAACATCAAATACATGATTTGCAACACCGTTGTTGTCGCCAAGTGCAGGCGGGAAGTATGCAGTAGAAATACCCCCACCAGAATTACAACTGAATACTAACTGCGAGAATGTGACACTTGCACCAACATAGAAGTTATTTGCAATACTGGTTGATACCGTCATCACACCAGTCACATTACTATAATTTGCAGTAGAGATACCGAATGATGTGACAGCAAGTTGTGAGTCACATGTAAATGTCATATCTCTCATTGAGACTGACATACCAACATTATAACCATGATTGGTTGCTGTTGTAATTGTAGTCAGACCAGTTACATTATCGTATGTTGCATTTGTGATGTTAATGCTGTCGGTACTAATATCAATTGGGAATGCATTCGACCCAGCAGATGTAAATTCAGTAACAGTTCCAATAAAGTTTGTTGGACCAATACCATCAGCAACAAGACCCAACCTACCAAAGGAAGAGTTGGAGTTTGTCAGGTCACATTGACCACCGTTGATACAAACAATACTTTGGTCGTTGTAGATAGTAAAGATTGAAACTAACTGGGCATAACCTTCATTAGAGACTGAAACACCAATACCACCCTGATTGAGTTGAGTATATGAGTCAACGTTCATTGCTCTGGTGTCACCAATGACATGTCTACCGTCAATCTTCATACCAATACTATTAGAGATGAAGTTTGTACAGTTCCTAATGTAAGGGCCCTGTGTTACATAAGATGGTTTGTTGGGATTGAATGCGATAATTGCCTTACCTTCATTCAATGAACCCGTAAATGACATATTCTCAACATAACTACCATTTGCAACATAAATGAGATCTTCGTCAGGGTTTTGTGGAATAATTGAGACTTCTCTCAAACTGTCACCAAGAAGTGTGACCTGTTCTGGAATAATGATTGGATTGTTTTCTGAATAATTACCAGCAGAAATTCTAATAACCGATGATGCTTCTGCAATCGTAAGAGCAGAACCAACAGTTCTCTTTGCAGTAGAAATTAGGTAACCATCATTTTCATCATTACCATCAGGTGTAACATAGATTTGGTTAGTAACAGATACCAGACCAACAACACCAGTCAGGTTTGAACCATCACCATAGAAGGCTGTAGCACTTACAATACCCGTTGTGGGGTACATTGTAACAGCTGCACCTACTGATGTAATACCAGAGATATAAACATCACTCAGGAAGGTTGAGAACCCAGTGAGAGTAGAAATACCAGTTACTAATAGGTCTTTTGTAGTGGTAAGACCGGTGATACCAAGGTTTGCAATTGTTGCAACACCAGTAATATTCAGGTTTCTACCAGTAACCTCATCATATACAAGGTCACCAACAACATTTAGATTGCCAGCAACATAAAGGTCACCACCAGTCGTCGTAATACCACCATCAGATGCAAGTGTTGTGATGCCAGAGACAACTAATGAACCAGTCAGTGAAGAAACACCAGTTACGATCAGTTCTCTTGTAGTTGTAACTCCAGTAACACCTAGTGTTGCAATCGTAGAGACGCCAGTGACTTCTAAGAACTGGGTAGTTGTGAGTCCAGTAACACCAAGTGTTGCAGCTGTAGCTACACCAGTAACATCAAGATATTGTGCAGTCGCAACACCAGTAACACCAAGTGTCGATATAGTAGAAAGACCAAGTGTTGAATTTCTCGTGACTGTGAAGTCTCGTGGAATAGTAACATCAGTATTAAGACCTACAGTAATTGTAAGACCTGTACCTATGGTATAGATTTCACTAGTTCTACCCAGAATATCAAACCTTTCACCATCAAGGTCAATACTACTGGTACCAATATTACCACCATATTCTAGTGATACATTACCTGCGGCATTGTCAACATATGCCTTAATTGATTGTTGAGTTGCAAGTGCCTCGTTACTATTTGAGCCAAAGGTATCTTCATCTAGAATGGTAGTAACACCAACTGTTGCACCAGCTCCTGTACCTACCTTCAGAGTTGCAATGGTAGAAACACCAGTGACAACCACATTAGCTGCAGTTGTAACCCCAGTAACACGAAGGTCTTTATCTATAACTACATTGCCACCACTCAGTGTGGTGATACCAGTAACACTTAATGAAGTAACAGAAGCAATACCACCAATTGCACTCGTAGAGATACCAGATAGTCTTGCATATCTGACATCTAAATTTGCTTTAGGGTCAATCCAAGTTGGTGCAGCTGTACCTTGGCCTAGAAGAAGATTACCTGTGGGACCAATCGGTAAGAATCCAGTTGCATTTTGTCCTGTTTGATAAGGAATCCTACCAGAAGAACCACCTTTTAGGTTAGTAGAAATACCTGCACTGTCTGCATAGGAGACATTAATTGCTGCAAGTGATGTCCAAACAGGAGTTCCTGTTCCTTGTGATTGAAGAATTTCTCCAGCTGTACCTGATGCAGTGAATGCTGTATCATTTGGACCAGCCTGATACAAGATAGCACCAGCCGCACCACCTTTTACATCAGTTGCAAGACCAGAATTAGTTGAATACCCAGAAACTACAACTCCATTTGCCGAGATTGTAAGTTTTCCTTTACCGGATATTGGTGAAATCTGGATACCAGGACCAGGTTGAATTTCAGTTACAATACCTGTTAGATTGACACCATCACCAAAATACGTTGCACCGGTGATAATACCGGCAGTGGTGATACCAGTAAGAGATGAATTGAATAATGATGCACTATTGGTTGCATTGATGAACTTGGCGGTTAGTGCTCCACCAACCAGAACATTGTTCGTTACCCCAATACCCAGTGCGGTAAGTATTCCAGTAACAGTAAAATTTCCACTTACAGTAGAAGGACCTACGATAATAGGACCACTGTTATTGAACCTATTGGCTATCTTGTCGGCCCTAAGTAAAGACATTATCTATAATGTTTTATCCGTTGTTTTTATTTATAACCAGTATATATAAATATTTTTCAGGTATGATGATATATCATGAAAAAAGGCGAATTTTGTCCGTTAATTCAAAAGAAATGTGTTGAACATAAATGTGCCTGGTATACATGTGTAAGAGGAACAAATCCTAATACTGGGGAAGAGATTGATGATTGGCGTTGTGCGGTATCATGGATGCCTATGATGACAGTAGAAATTGCACAAAAGTCAAATCAAACTGGAGCTGCTGTAGAAAGTTTCAGAAATGAAGTAGTAGAAGCAAATCATCAGAACCAACAACTTTATGCACATGCCCTTCAACAGGGAATAAATGTTGCTCAAATAACTCCACTTAATCCCCCTATGATAGGGGGTGAATAAGGGTATTTAGTTCTTCTTACAAATAATTACATCAATGTATTGGACACGGAAGTCCATGTTGTTTACAGTTCCGGTATTACCAACAGTAATTGTGTGTTGATGGTCTGCATTTTGTGCATTAATACTAAGATTGTGACCGTGATCTGCGTTTGCAGCATTCGTACTAATGCTATGACTATGCCCAGCATTACCTTGTCGCACATTTTGGTTTGAATAACCAACGCCACCTTTGTTAAAACTGATATCAGTTACTGCTTCTTTTCTGCCGTCAGAGTCAAAATCACTTCTATTGTAGTTAAGACCTGTAATAAAGCTGCCGTTCACACCACCGGCATTAATACCGTGGTTATGAGGTACATTTTGGAAACCTGCACTTCCGCTATGAGAGTGATTTGCAGCAGCAGTTACTGCTTCTCCACCATGAGTATGATTGGCTGATTGATCTCCGGCACTTGCAGTATGATTATGAGTAGGTACTGGAACAGACCTCTCAGAAAATGCACTGGTGAAACTATTAGTACCACCAGAACCACCACCAGAACCAGAAACAACACGTAATGTTTTGTTATTATGTGTAGTCACTTTTGTCCAACCGGTTGGTGCAGATGCCTGGTAGAACAGCATCTGAGACCCGGAAGAAATAAGATTTTTTATACCATTATAAAGTTGTCTAGAGACATTTGTGGTCGCAGTTTTTGTTGTAGAGGTACTTGTAGGAGGATATGTGTTATCAAGTTGAACTACACCCTGTGCAGATGTTGTTGCGTTAGGTAGTCTTGCCTCATTAATAAGACCCTGTGAAATATTACTACCATCGAGATTTGTAAGATTATCACCTTTACCCGCCAAATTACCGGCAGTTAGTGTATTTGTTGATGGATTATAGATAAATTGACCAGAACCACTATCGATATAAGGTCTTTGATACCCAGCAGCCTGATTTGTACTGAAAAGAACTTGATAATTTGTATTAGAACCAGTTTCATCTACATTAATAAAGTCTGCTCTTGTTGCAGTACCTGCCAAACCAGCAGTTACTGTCGTTGCAGTAATATTGGTAGACTGAAGAGTATTTGTAGAAGGATTATAAAGTAATTTGTTAGAATCACTATCAATATAAGGTCTTTGATAATCAGCACCTTGATTATCACTAAACAAGATTTGATAGTTTGTATTATTATTTTTCTCGTCTACATTAATCAAGTCTGCTCTTGTTGCAGTACCGATCAAACCACCTGTGATTGAGGTTGCAATGATATTTGTTACTGACAGTCTATTAAGTGATGGATTATATGTTAATCTAGAACTCTCACTATCAATATACATCCTCTTATAGTCATATTCACCAGGATTACTGAAAATGACTTGATAATCAGTATTACCATTTTGAGGGTCTATATTAATATTATCCGCACCAGTGGCAATACCAGATACATTACCCACAAATCTAGTACAAGACAGTACATTTGTGGAAGGAACATACGTTAATTGATTGGTATCAGAGTCAATTAAGTGAAGTGGGTAGTTTGAACCCAAACCTACATTGTTTACAAATGAAACCTGATGTGTGTCACTGCTACTTGTAGTCTGAACACTAACTCTATCTGCACCAGTAGAAACACCAATAAAGGCCGTTTGATCTTGTCTTACGGTAACAATACCAGCACTTACACTGAAGTCATTGCTCTTGATGTTATTAATTGTACCGATACCCGATACATAGATGTTCTCAAAGTCTGCATAACCATTACTATCTAATCTGTTTCTAACTGTTGCAACACCAACATCAATTTGTTTACCATTATT